ATGCGGTCAAAACATCATTAACGAGAACAGTAATACTATTACTATTGGCGCTAGTGGCGATACCGTTACTCTTGCATCAGGTGCATCTCAAACAGGATTTGGTAGAACAGGAACTGTTGATTGGCAAACATCTAGTATTAAGACAGCTACATTTACAGCTGCTAGTGGTGAGGGTTATTTTTGTAATACAACATCTGGTGGTTTTACAGTAAATTTACCTGCAGGAACTGCAGGAGCAATTGTATCAATACAAGATTATAATAATACTTTTGATTCAAACGCTTTAACAGTTGATCCAAATGGATCACAAAAAATTAATGGTGGTGTAGCAGGAGCAACAGTATCATTAGCTGCAGAAGGACAAGGTGTTACCTTTGTATATGTAGATGACACTGTGGGTTGGAGATCTGTTCAAGAAAATGAATACAACACAGCAGGTGAAGCTTTTATATCAGCTACAGGGGGAACAATTACAACTTCACCTTGTGGTAGTTTTAAAATTCATACTTTTACAGGACCAGGCACATTTTGTGTTTCATCTTTAGCAACCTTACCAGCAAATAACGATGCAGATTATTTGGTAATAGCTGCTGGTGGAGGTGGAGGTGCAAATGATCCTGGTTCCGCAATAGGTGGAGCTGGTGGTGGAGCAGGCGGATATAGAGAATCCCCTGGTGCAACTACTTGTTACACAGCTTCTCCTTTAGGAGCTAGTCCAGCAGCGGCTATAACACTTTCAGTACAAGGCTATCCAATTGCAGTTGGAGCTGGTGGAGCTGGTGGAGTTTCACCTACGGGAACTGCAGGTCAAGGAGCAGTTTCTAGTGCTTTAGGTATTTCTTCTGCTGGTGGTGGAGGAGGACATAGTAGAAATGATTCTATTCCAGCTGGTTCCGCTCCAATGGACGGAGGTTCTGGTGGAGGACAAACAGGAAATGCACCTCCTGGAACTGCAGGTTCTGGAAATACTCCATCAGTAAGTCCTTCTCAAGGATTTCCAGGTGGAAATGCATATGCCCCTGATGCTAATTCTTTTGGATCTGGTGGTGGAGGTGGCGCAGCAGCAGCAGCATTATCTGTATCCCCTGGCAACTCTAACAACTCAACTGCAGGTGGAGCAGGTACAACAAGTTCAATTAATGGAACTCCAACAATAAGAGCTGGAGGAGGTGGAGGTGGTGGATTAAACGCACCTAGTTCTCCTCTTTCTACTAGTCCAGCTGGTGGTTCTGGAGGATTAGGTGGCGGCGGAGCAGGTGGTGCTGCTGCAGTTGCAGGAAACGCAGGCACAGCTAACACTGGTGGTGGTGGAGGTGGAGGTGGATCAGGATCACCTGGTTGTGTTCAAAGAAATGGTGGAACAGGTGGCTCTGGTGTAGTAATAATAAGATATAGGTTTGCGTAAATAAATTATGAGTGAAATAAAAGTAAATAAAATTAGTCCAAGAGCAGCGTGTGGTACAGTTCAGTTAGGTGATAGTGGTGACACTATTACAATTCCTGCTGGTGCATCTATAACTAATAGTGGTACTGCATCAGGTTTTGGTGCAACAGGTTCAGCTTCTTGGAATACAACAGTTAAGACAACAGATTTTACAGCAGTTGCTGGCGAAGGATATTTTGTAAATACAACAAGTGGTGAAATTGATGTAACACTGCCAGCATCACCAAGTGCTGGAGATGTAGTTGCAGTAAAAGATTACGCAAATACTTTTGACACAAATAATTGTATATTATTAAGAAACGGTTCTAATATTGGTGGTTTAGCTATAGATTCAACTATAACAACAGAAGGTATAGCAGTTACTTTAGTTTATGTAGATGCAACAAAAGGTTGGTTAGTAACAGATTCAGGTTTACAATCAGAAGCTCCAGGTCCAACATTTGTAGCAGCCTCTGGTGGAACAGTAACAACTTGTGGTAATTTTAAAATTCATACATTTACAGGCCCAGGGACTTTTACAGTTTCTAATGCTGGAAATGCAGCAGGATCAGATACAGTTTCTTATTTAGTTGTTGGAGGCGGTGGTGCTGGATCTCAAAGTATTGGAGGCGGCGGTGGAGCTGGAGGTTTTAGAGAAGGTAGAACTACTACTTGTTCTTATACTGTTTCTCCATTAAACGCACCTGCTGGTTTACCAGTATCAGCACAAGCATATCCGATAACAATCGGTGCAGGTGGCGCTGGTGCTACTCCTCCTGCTCCTACATTAGGATCTAGTGGAGCAGACTCAACTTTTTCAACAATTACATCTGCTGGCGGAGGTTTTGGAAGCAACAATAGTCCTGGTGTTGGTGGACCTGGTGGTTCAGGCGGTGGAGCTTCAGGAAATGTTCCTGGCTCTGGTGGTACAGGAGGAACAGGAAATACACCTCCTGTAAGTCCCGCACAAGGTACAAATGGTGGTGATTCTGGTCCGTATGGACCTCCAAATTATGGTGCTGGCGGTGGCGGTGGAGCTACAGTAGCTGGTACTACTGGCACTCCTTCTGCAGCTGGTGCTGGCGGAGCAGGTGCAACAACACATATTACAGGAAGTCCAGTAGCTTATGCTGGAGGCGGAGGTGGAACTGTTTGGGACAATGGTCCAGGAAGTTCAGCTCCAGGTGGAGTAGGTGGTGGCGGAGCAGGTGGTGATAATCCTGGAACTTCAACACCAGGCACAGCTAATACAGGCGGTGGCGGTGGCGGTGGAGAAACTACACCAGTTTCTGGTTCTGGAGGATCAGGAATTGTTGTAATAAGATACAAATTTCAGTAGTTGAATGATAATTAAAATTAATATATAAGGAGAAACATTATGGCACATTTTGCAAAACTAGGAGCTAACGGAAAAGTTATTCAAGTATTAACTTTAAATAATTCTGATATGCTTAACGCTGATGGCGTTGAAGATGAAACAGTGGGTCAACAATATTTAGAGACACACAATAATTGGCCTGCACAAATGTGGATTCAAACTTCATACAATACATCAGGTAATAAACATAACTCTGGTGATGACTCAAAAGCATTTAGAGGAAACTACGCAGGTATAGGTTATGAATGGGACGAAGATAATCAAATCTTTTGGCCTAAAAAACCTTACGCATCTTGGGTAAAAGATACTACAACTGCAGAATGGAAATCACCAATTGGTGATGCTCCTGTATTGACTGCAGAACAAACTTCACAAAATGAAGCTGGCACACATTTTTGGGAATACTCTTGGAATGAAGCTGGACAGACTTGGGACTTGACAGATCGATTAGCATAATTTAAAAATGGTGGTGGTATGCAAAAGAAAGTATTAAGCGAACAAGCATTATATTACGGTGATGTGACAATGCCTAAAGATTGGGACATTGACCGAGATAAATTATCAGGCGACATCTTACAATCAGTAATTCAAAACAAAGAATTTCCATTCTCAAGAACTTGGGATATGTTGAATACATATATCTCTGACTATATTAGGGTTGAGCACGAAATTAATTTAATTAATAAAGAAACGTGGGGTAACATCTATAAACCCAGCGAGACTACAATACCTTTACTTAATATTGATCCAGTAGATCTACGTAACTCTCCAGACTTTACATTATTATATGGTGTAAAAGTTAAAGATTGTTTCGTTCGAATACACTTTGAAGATAACAGACGTAAAGGAAGAAGCTGGGACATACCACTTTTAAACAATAGATTTATAATGTTTCCATCTACTAATATGTATTACATAACTAACAATCAAAAAGATTCATTAAACTTTGTACAAACAATAACTTATGAATATATCTAATTACTATTGGTATTTTAGTGGTGTGCTTACACCAAAGTTTTGTGATGATGTAATAGCTTATGCAAATTCACAAAAAGCTGGCTGGAACTTTGAATGGGATAGATCAGAATCGTGTCAATTTACAAAATACAAACACAACCAATATTATGATTGGCACTGTGATAGTTGGGATAAACCTTATGAAAAAGAAGGACCCGAAAAAGGTAAGATTCGAAAACTATCTATGACTTGTCAATTAACAGATGGTTCTGAATACACAGGTGGTGAATTAGAATTTGATTTTAGAAACTATGATCCACATATGAGAGACGAAGTTAAACATTTAAGAAGAGCAAAAGAAATTTTACCTAAAGGTTCTATTATTGTCTTTCCTTCTTTTGTTTGGCATAGAGTTAAACCCGTAACATCAGGCACAAGGTATAGTCTTGTTGTCTGGCATTTAGGAAGGCCTTTTAAATAATGTATATAAATAACTATTTTAACACGACCATTTGGTCAGAACAAAAACCAGAATTTGTAAAATCATTAACTAAAGCATCTAACAAATATATTAAAGATGCAAGAACACGAGAAAAAAAATTTATAAAAGAAAACGGCGACTTTGGGAGATCCTATCATTCAACACCATTGACGATGGACAATGACTTTTTAGATTTTAGAAATTATATTGGTCAAAAATCTTGGGAATATTTAGACCATCAAGGTTTTGATATGCAGCAATACACAACTATGTTTAGTGAGATGTGGGTACAAGAGTTTGCTAAAAAAGGTGGTGGTCATCATTCAGCGCACATACATTGGAATCAACACGTATCGGGTTTTTATTTTTTAAAGTGCAGTGATAAAACATCATACCCAGTCTTTCACGAACCGAGAACCGGGGCACGTGCAACTAAATTAAAAATGAAACCAGATCAAAAAGGTGTGTGGGGCGGTACAGAATTAATTCACTTTAAACCTACACCAGGAACTTTAATTATATTTCCAGGGTTCTTGGAACACGAGTTTAGTGTAGACTTTGGTATAGAGCCTTTTAGATTTATACATTGGAACATACAAGCAGTGCCAAAAGAAATGGCAAAAGATGTTTAAAAAGAAAAAGTATACAGTTATCCGTAAAGCTATATCAAAAGACTTGGCTAGTTTTGTTGCTAATTATTTTTTAATGCAGAAGCAGGTATATGATACTTGTAGAGAACGTAGATACTTTTCACCATTTGAAACTATTATCGGATACTACGAAAGTGAGAATGAACAGATTCCAAATACATATTCTCAATATGCAAATATGGCCATGGAAACATTATTACTTAAATGTCTACCAGATATGGAAAAAGCAACAGGATTAAAATTATATCCTGCCTATACGTATGCAAGAATATATAAAAAAGGTGATGAATTAAAAAGACATAAAGATAGATTTAGTTGTGAGATATCTACGACTATGAATCTTGGTGGTGATGATTGGCCAATATATCTAGAACCATCTGGAGAAGTAGGTAAGAAAGGTGTTAGAGTAGATTTAAAACCAGGAGATATGCTGGTTTATTCTGGCTGTGAGCTAGAACATTGGAG